ATAAAGAGAAAGATATAGATAAAGAATTAGAAATGCAATTATTGAAAGTTCAAGAAAAATTCAATTTATAATAAAGTATTTATAGTATACCATATGGAAGAATTTAATAACTTTTTGAACAAGTATTTGAACACAGATGTGAGAGAATATTTTCAACTAAAAGAAGAAGATAAAGAACACATATCTGATGTTATTGCTAATCACTACAAAAGAGCATTACAAATAGAACCAAAACTTATTTGGATGTATATTGATAAGATTCAAGGAACAATAGAGAAATCAGAAGAACAGGAAAACTATGAGATAGCAGATATCTTCAAGAGAACATTGGATAAGTTAAACCAAGATTGTTCTGAATATAAATATTTTCCAAAAGAAGATTGATACTTCACCCAACTTTACCTATAATTATAAAAAAAAATATATGAAATTAAATCCAAGAGAGCAAGCCGTTTTTGATATTATCGTTAAGGATATTGATAACTCAGACAAACCTTATTCAACTTTATCCAACATTGACTTGGGAATGAAATTGAACATTTCCCCAAACATCACAAGAGATAAAGTAAGAAAATTAGTTCTTAAAGGTGCACTCCAACGAGTAGAAGATTTTTGGACACCAGAAGGAAAATATTACAATAGGGTTTTGTATAAAGGAAAGTAAACCAAATTATCTTGAATAAGTGGATAGAAGAAAACCTTAAAGAATTAAAACTAATCTGTAATAAGATTACAAGGTCTGATGATGTCGATGACCTACTTCAACTATGTATAGAACAACTTCTCAAAAATCAGAGAGCGTATTCTCTCCCTGACCAAGAGAGGTTGTATTTTTTTGCACGAATAGTTAGAAACAATTATTCTTCAAAGAGTTCTCCCTACTATCATCAATACAAGAAATATCAATTCATTGAATTCAAGGATATAGATATTCCTGATGTTGAATATAGGGAATCACCAATTAACATTGAATGGGTGAATAACAAGATAACACAAGACAAGAAAACAGATAAGTGGTATTTTGCTCGTCTATTTCAAATCTATCTTGAAGAAGATTGTTCAATCAAGAATACCGCTAAGAGAACAACCATTCCCCCCAATACGGTATCAAAAGACATAAACTCATACCGCAGAGATTTAAGAACTGCAAGACAAAATTTTTTAGACAATGGGATGTAATTGTAAATCAAAACAAGTCCAATCAAAACCACAAATTATTAGAGAAGGGGATATTACAGTTATCTCTCAACCTTCGAAACCAAACTATTCAAGGGAAGAAATTAATAGAGCCATAAACTATGTAAGAGGTGTTACAAACGCACCTGAGGAAAGGAGATGGACAGTAAATTTTCACAACTCGCATTTCTCAGAACAACTTATTCCAAGTTGTGCTTCCTGTTGGGAGAGAGTCAAATCAAGAATGGAACACCTAAATCAAAAACTAACAGAATATGAGCAATACGAATCCAGTAGGCAGACCACTTAAAAACTTAAATGACCTACCACAAAATTGGAAACTCATCTGCCAAGAGATGGGTCAGGAAGGCATGTTTGATGTGGACCTAAGAGTAAAACTTGGAATCACAAAAGATACATTCTACTCTTTATTACAAAATGAACCAGAATTTTCCGAAGCCGTTTCTGAGTTCAGAGAATTATCTCACACTTGGTGGTCATCAATACCAAGAAAGGGATTCAAGAATGGTGAATCAAAGAATCTAAATTCTAATCTTTATTCTCTGATAATGAGAAATAGATTTAAGGATGAATGGAATGCTGAGAAGAAAGTCGACATCACAACAGGTGGAGACAAATTAGATTCCAATAATAAAATTCAAATAGAGATTCTAAAAACAAAAATTGACGAAGAACCAAATGAGTAATTCAAGACAAACAACATTTCCAATTAAGCAGTATCCAAACATTCAAGTTAAGTCAGGAACGATGGATGCTCAGACAATGAAAGCGTGTTACTTGGAGTTCAAAGGAACAATCGAGACAGGTGATGAGGACAAGGATAAAGCGATGAATACAACCATCAAAAACATTTCAAGAGCACTATCCAATTCAATCAATAAAAACCTATTCTATGATAGATTTATCTGCACAAAAGATATATCAGATTCTTTTGTCTTTACTGGTAAATCATACACCAAGATTGAGTATACCTTGTTCTTAAAAAAACCCCTACTAAAAGAACAGGTGATATCAGAGATGAATATTCTAACAGACAAGGTATGGGAACAATCCATTCAAGATACACCATCGGTTAAGTTCCATAAAAACATTATATCAAAAAGAAGTTATGCCAAAGAGTCATAAGAGAGGTGGGGAGAAAGCCCACAGAAAAAGATTGCAAAAGAGAAATCAATTTATCAATCAACAAAAAAAACATTACACGAAACTATTTAACGATAGGTTAAAAGAAGCGTTAGAAAAAAAAGAGAATGAAAATACAAACAACGAGGGTATTCGAGGACCTATTGAATTCCAACAAAAGGATTAATGTATTTCAAGGTTCATCTCGTGCATCCAAGACCTATAACATTCTTATATTTCTAATCTACAAACTATTACAAGAAGAAGGTAAGACATTATCCATTGTAAGAAAAACCCTACCAGCACTTAAAGGTTCGGTCCTGAGAGACCTGAAAGAAATCCTATTGAAGTTCGAGGTATTTGATTCTGAGAAGTGGCATTCTGTTGACGGTTATTTTGAGTTGGGGTCAAATATTATTGAATGGTTTTCAGTTGATGATGAGACAAAAATCAGAGGTAGAAAAAGAGATTATCTGTTTGTGAATGAGGCAACAGAACTATCCTATGATGAGTATATTCAACTTGTATTAAGAACCTCAGGTCTTGTTGTATTGGACCTTAACCCATCACTATGGAAGTCGTGGATATATGATTTAGAAAGTCAACCTGATGTGAAGTATAATGTCGTAACATACAAGGACAATCCATTCTTACCACAGGTTCAAGTTGATGAAATTGAAAAACTAAAAGACAGAGACCCCAACCTATGGAGAATATTTGGTCTTGGTCAAAAAGGTGTTCCAACAAAGATGGTATTTAATCACCAACAACTCTATATGGATTTACCACCATCCAGTAAATTCTTAGGGTTCGGTATAGATTGGGGATATTCAGACCCATCAACACTTGTTGGTATATGGAAACTTGATGACTCAATATACTGTGAAGAATTTCTGTATCTAAAAAATGTGACCATACCTGATTTCATTTATAAGATAAAAGATTTGGGGATTAACCTCAAAGATGATTTCATCGCAGATAGTGCTAACCCCCAAGCAATAGAAGAATTAAGAAGACAGGGGATAAATTGTAAGCCAGTAAAAAAGAATTCAATCCTACACGGTATAGACCTAATTAAGAGGTCAAACTTTTATGTGAAGTATGATTCATTTAATCTACAAAATGAATTACAATCTTACATATGGAAAACCGACAAGAATGGTAATAACCTTGATGAACCAGTTGATTCTTCAAATCACTTAATAGATGGTATCCGTTATGTGATGGAGATGAAGGTTGCGAGAAACCAATGGATTGGTATAATGTAAAAAAGATATTTATGTATATGAGTGGACTTGTTCTAAAATATGATGGAAGAAAAATAACCATCCAAGAACCAACAATTCAAATGTGGACTGAGGTAATGAAGTTTAGAGAACTTCTTGATGAAGAAGAACTCAACATCAGAATGTTGTCTTTAACAACAGGATTATCAGTTCAAGAGATTAAAGAATCAGATGCTCACTCGATGAGAATCGCAGCCGATACAGTTTATAAATTCTTGAATCAAGAATCTAAAAAACTATTTAAGGATATAGAGCACAACGGAAAGAAGTATGTTCTTGTAGATATACATAAAATGTCGTTTGGTCAATTTGTTGATGTGGATACATTCTTACAGAAAGATGAGAATTATAGAGTATCAAACTTGAATGAGTTAGCGGCATACCTGTATACAGAAGAAGGTAAGAAATATGGTGAGACAGATTTTAGAAAACAGATTGAAGATTTCAAAACTCTACCAGTGAAATATGTAGAGGGAGCAATTTTTTTTTTGTTGAGTATAGGCGTGGTCTCTCAACAACTTTCAGTTCTTTATTCCAAGAACAAACCGTTGTGGATGTGGATGATGATTCGAGTTCGTTTGCAAAACATTGGGGATGGTATTCAGCAATATCTACACTTGCCGACAACAAAGTTTGGGTGGTTGACGATGTTACTAATCTTCCCCTTATATCTTGTCTCAATCACCTCGCATATCTTATGGACCTCAATCAACAGGCTGAAAAGCAAATTAAAGAAATGAACAAATAAATGGCGATTTTATCCTTCTTAGTATCATCAGGTTTAACCATTAACGACACTTGTTCAATTGGTCCATACTTCACGGTTTATACAAATGATTTAGGTGGATGTGCAGGATGTATTAGTGCAGGTCTTAATTGTTGGGCTTGTTTACAAGCAGATACTCCAGCACAAACATTATATCTTGATTCAGGTTTAACTCAACCAATCAGTTCAGTTTTATCTTATTTGGTGAACGAGATGGCACCAAGTCAATACAATTATTGGGTTGTCGATGGTTCATATCCAAGAGGAGGACCAGGTTTCTTCGGTTCTTGTCCTTTCCCACCAACTCCTACTCCAACAGAACCAGTCCTTGTAACACCAACTCCCACACCTACTGAAACAGAGACACCAACCCCTACTCCCACATCACAAACCCCAACTCCAACTCCTACACAAACAGGAACACCTAACATAACACCAACCCCATCATCAACGGGGATTCCACAACTTGCAATTAACTTCAAGACCATCGCTGATGATTTCAAATACTTAGCCAACAAACACAAACAAATCAATTCGTTTGGTATTGGTGATACAGACCAGTTGGGTTATCTAATTCAGTCAAGAGACAAACAAGAGAACCCATCAGATAACTCACCATACTTCCCACTACTTTATGTTGTTCCATCTAATATTAAGAATGACCTTAGATTCAAAACTTGGACATTCAATGTCGTAACACTCGATATAGTTGAAAGGGATTTAGAGAACTCACTTGATACATTATCCGATACCTTACAAATCTTGAATGATGTTATAAGTCAATTCAGATTATCTGTAACAAACAATCAGGGTAATTTTAACACACTCTATTATCTTGATGATACGGTTCAATGTAACCCCTTTCAAGAGAAGTATCAGGACCTATGTAATGGATGGAATGGTTTACTACAAATCAAAACTAAGACACCATTAGACAGATGTGCTGCAGCGTTTAATACATTTACAGGGACACCAATCTATCACGAAGGAATCAACCTAAGAACCTTCATATATGATTTCCAATTATTAGCGGACCATCACAAACAAATCAATTCATTTGGTTGGGGTGACTTCGATGAATTCTCTTACAATGTAGATTCAAGAGACAAACAAGATAACCCAACATATAATCCACCATATTATCCTTATATGTATGTGATTCCAAACAACGCAACACAAGAGTTTGGATTTATGACTTATGAGTTTAATATCATTATTGGAGATATTGTGGATAGAGATTTGAACAATATGATTGATGGATGGTCAGATACAAACCAAATCCTTGATGATATCATTTCTCAATTTAGATTGTCTGTAACAGATTCACTTGGAAACTTTAATCAGGATTATTATCTCGATGATATGGTTGACTGTTCACCATTCATTGAGAAGTATGATGATATGTTAATTGGTTGGACTGCAACTCTTAGAATACAAGTTAAGACACCTCTTGATAGATGTGATGCAGCGTTTGATACAATGACTGGTCCTGAACCAACACCAAATCCAACATTGACTCCAACACCAACAGGAACATTATTACCATCACCAACTCCAACTAATACTGAGACACCAACGCCGACACAAACAATCACAGATACTCCTACATCTACACCTACACCGACTGTAACAGATACTCCAACATCAACTCCAACAACAACACCAACTCCAACTTGTCCTGTAACAACTCAATATCTTGAAGTTGAATTACAAGACAATACGAAGTTCAAATTGGTGTTGTGGAATCAACCTGACTTTACATCACCAGCAGTTGCTCTATGTGATTATTTAATTTCAGGAGCAGCATACGGAAACTTGGGAACAGTTTATTATGGGGTTGAACAAATTAACGCAGGTCAACATCAACATCAATTCAATTTAGCACCTGTGTTATTACCAGGTGAGATAGTTCAATCATTTGATGTGTTTGGATATACGGCTACAACTTGTGTATGTCCTGTGAATTTAATTTTACCAATATCACCAACGCCAACCCCGACACATACTCAAACACCAACGATAACTCCAACAATTAACCCAACACCAACTCCTACATCAACTCCACCATCAGGAGCACAACTATGGAACACAAATTCAGATTTGTGGAACAATGAAAATCAACAATGGAATTTAATCTAAAAAAATATGGCTAACTTATCAGGTCAAACAATACAATCAACATATCCAGGTTTATTAAACTTAAACACTGCGACAACAGGTATCACATCAACACCACAAGCAATCACAGATGGTCTTGGTAATGATACAGGACTAAACATTGCAACTAATTATCTTGCAGCACCTAATCTACTTAACTATTATAGTGAGTTTGTTCCTGATTATGGGGGTGTAGGATTTGGTGTTGGTTCAGCTACAAACCCAGCGAACAGTAACAATAGGCTAATTTATAGTGCATTTTGGGATTCAGGTGTAAATGCATATTCAGCATTAACTTATAACCTACAAACATTAACAACAACAAATGATACTGTAACATTTTCACTCTATACTGCACAGATGGTAGATGGTATTGGAATTGCACCAAAAGATTTAATTTTGAGTGGTGTTTCAATGACTACAACAGGAACAACAGGTGTTAAAAAAACAAATTTGGTAAGTGATGTAAGTTTCTCAGGTTATAGTGGGGGTGGGTATTACATCTACGGATATGTAATAACATCAACAGCTGCAACTCCAACCATAAGATTTACAACAAGAAATACAACAGTTGGGTCATATTCAAACTTTGATTCAATGGGTTTTTTCTTAACATCTGCTGGAACCTCATTAGTACCAGCCTCAAAGACACAACTACAAGTTAACGCAGGCGTTTTGAATACTGTTCAAGCAAGTTATTCCAAATCAGATATACAAAACCAATGGGTTGCTACTAACGCTATAAACTGGGGATTTGGATTAAACACAGTTAAATAATGTTTGAACTATCCGAAATAGAATTACAGAGATTAGGGACTCTATTCGTTAACTTCTTCAAACAGAAGTTACAGGAGAAGATATATCCCTATGGTAATCCTCAAAGAGGTGTTGGAGATAAAGTTGCGTCAGGTCAATTATTGAATTCACTTACAGCAACCGTGATGCCGAGACAAGGTGGAGGATTCGAACTTGTAATTACCTATATGGATTACTTCCAAAATGTGAATTTTGGTAGAAGACCAGGAAAGGGGATGGTGCCCATACCAGCACTTCTTGATTGGATAAAGGTTAGAAGAATCAAGGGTAGAAATGCAAAAGGAAAATTCATATCCAATCTATCATTAGCGTTTGCAATCAGACAGAACATTTTTAAGTTTGGTATCCGTCCTTCTAATATTTATGATAAAGCGTATGACTCATTTGAAGCACTTTTGGAAAACCCTCCACAAGAATTTCAAGATGAATACAACGCACTCTATGAAGCAATCGGAAATGATGTGGAGAACTTTATGGAGCAAACAGTAAACAAAGAATTCCCATCAATCATAACAGAATGAGTTTAGATTTAACGATATTACAAAAACCATTAGATGTTACTGAGTCACATTCAGACCATACTTGGAATGTTGCCCTCAACGACTATTCAGCATATACAGACATTAGATTGGTTGTTGATGTATACAAGAATCCGTATCAGAATGATATTGGTCCAAATAATCAACAAGGAACAAACCAACAATTCGGAAAGTTTGGAAGATTATTAGTTCCATCAAATGAGTTCGGTAACTGTATCTTCAATGTGGAAACAGTTATCAGAAACTTCGTTCAGGCTAATCCAAGAAATATGGATATGGTTATGACTATGACCGCAGGAACAGCACAGAACGACCCCTATCTCGTTGAATACTATAACCAAGCAGGTCTTAACTTTACAGCGAACACATCACAAGCCACAATCGTTAATGAGAGACCCTCCACAGTATCGTTTTCTAACGGTTTTAACGGAGGTTTTCCTGGTTTTGATAACATATATCATATCAACGAATATCGTTTAATTTTCGGGGTGCAATACACTTCTGGTGGGACTTCACAAATCATAATCGATACTACAAATTATAATGTCTATTCAGGTTGGACAGGACAGAGTATTTCTCCATACTCTGCATCCACTCAACCTTATGG